TTGGCTTTGTACGGGGTTTTGGAGGATTCCCAATGACCGCCACCTATTACAGACAAACCGTCAGCACCGTCCTTACCTTTGAACAGCGACCATGTGTAGTCGGAAGGGTTGCTGCTCTCCGTGACGGTCTCCTTATTGACTGCTATGCCTATATACTTGGTGTTGTCGTTCGGCTGCTGGTACATACCCGTACCGTCCGCGTTATCCGAATAAGCTATCCATGTGTAATAAGTTTTTCCGTCAGCTCCGGGTGCACCGGGAACACCCTGCTCACCCTTTATCTCACTCCATGTGTAGTCAGAAGGGGTGTTGCTCTCCACCGCACTCGTCTTGTTGTAGGCGAATCCGATATACGCTTTCCCTGTAGGATTATTGCTGATACCTCCGCCCTGTGCGTTGTCGGCGTATCTTATCCATGTATAGTAAGTAACACCGTCCTTTCCCGGCGTTCCGGGAACACCTTGCGGACCTGTCGCTCCGTCCGCTCCTTCCGCCACTTGTTTCAACCACGCCGGATTACCTTCTGACGGTTCTGTTGTCGTTCCGTTATCATCAACACACAACCACAAAGCCCCGTTATGTGACACCCGGTCATAGTAGGCGTACTTCCCTGCAACCCATTCACCCTTGTCCAAGGGTACACGAACCTTGTTTCCCGTTATCTCATCTATCTGGAAGATAAGCCCAGTCAATAAGACCTGTTGCAACACGGCTGAATATTTCTCGCAATCAATTCCGTTAACGGTCATGCCCTTTTTTTTGCCGAACCACGCAGGCATCTGCGCCGGCTCCGGGTCCCAAGTGTTGGCATTGTCAAAAAATGTAATACAGTTGTTTCCGTTGACTGAATCAATAAGTATATAAGTCTGGCGTTCCGGGTCCGTAAAGTTACCTGTTTGTGCCAATACCATCTGCTCGGCAGGTTTCCAGTCAGAATGCCCCGGACGGGGAATGACAGTAAACTTCTTGGCTGTATAATCTGCGGCAGTCACCCGGAATTTCATTTCTTCAAAGCCGTTCAGCTTGCCTTCGCTATTTTTAGTCACAAAATAGGTGGTAAGGATATCATCAACAAACTGGCTCAATCCGTCCGCGTCCGTCAGATCGGGAGTGATGGTGTAGGTTCCATCGCCGTTATCCACGTATGACAATACGGTACAACCACCACCGGGGGAGTTTACCATACGTCCTTTGAAATAGGTTGTACGGTTATAGGCTATTTCAGGAACAAACAAACGCTTACGAAATACACCGCTTTCCATTTCAAGATTGCCCTTTTCGTCTATGTATCCACCTAATACGCCGGTAACGAAATCACCGAACTTGGCATATTTCTTAATGACAGTTCCGCCCAGTAATGATAAAAGAAAATTTGTAGAGTCCTCCTTGTCTTTGCGCAAAAAATATTTAGCCAATTCACTTATATTTGCACCTCCCGATATGGCAACAACCCTGTCTTTATTGGTTCTTATGTAAATAGAAGGATTATTATCATCATTATGTATGTATATCTCTCCCTCATTCAACCCTTCCAGTCGCTTTTCAAATGACGGGGATATTTTCGGTATAATCGGATTTCCTTCATCATCCGTTTCCGAACCGTACCACAATATCTTTATAGGACGATTTCTAGCCATGATTACACGTAATTTTCATTAACAAAAGCAGCTTTCGCCTTCTTATATTTCAACACATCGTCCTCTTCTGGATTAGTTAGTAAAAACGCGATTCCTGAAGATGAAGTTGCAATCTCTGTTTTGCCTCCGATCCCGGCGATATCATTTTGTCTAGGGCGTAAAGTCACTTTATATATAAACATCTGTTTCTTACCTATTGTATCAATCTTTTCCGGGACAGAATCCCCTTCCCGTACAAACAAATTACCGTTTATGCTGACGTGAGAAAGGCAAAGTACCTTATTTATAAACTCCGCTATATAATACGGAACGCCACAACTTGTCCCGAAAACAAAATCAAATGTTTTATAAGGGAGAGAATACATTTCTATTATCTCCTGCTTCTGATTCACAAACTGTTCGTTTTCAACTTTCAACTCCACCCCATCCGGCTTGAATCCTCCTATTATTCTGAACTGGAACATCTGCCGAACCTCATCAATCCAGAATATATTATCAAACGCAGAATTATTATCTTTATGGGAATATTCAATCAGAATAGAATCACCTATATTCTCACACACGCAGAACTCCTCACATTCTTTATCGCCTATAGTTACTGTATATATCCCCTCCGAAGGAGATAATGAGGCATAATACATCTTAATGCTTTCATTTACATCATAAGTAAGCAGTGTTATCTTGGAGGAAATATTGCCGATCTTATCATTCAAATAAGCTGAAGGTTTTTCGCCGTTATCACAAAAGATTTGCAGCAGGATGTTGTCTGACACAGAAAATACTTGTCTGAAACATCCAGCATTTGAATATTTATATTTCAGCGGTTTAAAGAATAACGGACAAACATCTCCGATTGATATCATAGTCTTTTCGTAAGTTTCTAGTAACTTGTGACTTCACAAGCTTTCATTGCAAATATAACAATTAAAATTTGAATCTTTATAACGAATTTAAATTTTTCACGATCAAAGTTACCTTTGAACTTTGTGATTTTGTAAAATTGTAATCAGCCTGCTGATAATATCCCTGTACAACTTTGCCTTGGTATTCCATTTCAACAATTCCTGTAAGATCTTCCGGAAGTTCCACATCCGAAGTCTCAAATTCCACCTCCGCCACAGTAAACATCCTTTTTGAAAGAATTATATCCCTACTTTCCCCCATTCCATCAATACCCACATCACTATTACCATCTGATGACGCAAAAGTAAGCATCTCAACAGATGAGCCGATGTATGCTTCATTGGCCAAAACCATAGAAGAAGGGGAAAACATGGCATTGAACATTGTGTCAGGGCTGAGAACGCCACCCATAAGATAATCCCTGTTCAATATATACTTAAGTCCAGACGAATCAGATTTTACCCCTACCATAAATAAATCAGTGTCACTTTCGTTGTCTGTAGTATCTTCACCTATCTTGTCAGCAAGGAACTCTATGCCGTATGCGTCCGCACGGTATGGAGATATCATTTCAAGGCTATTGTCCGTCATGGTCACGCCTGTGGTATATTCATTCGTAAAACGGAACTCATCCTTTCCATTAGCCGTGTCGTAATCCTGTTTGTCAAAGCCTATCCGTATCCGAGAATACACCAATGCAGAATTAACCTTCATCTCATAATCAGATAAATCATCTATCCTTTTGACAACATCATCCGAGAAGTATTTGCTTCTATGCCGAAAAGTTACTGTATTCCCGGATATGTCGTAAGCATAACCAAACACATAACTCATCCAGTTTGCAAATTTGGTGAAGGATGTATATATTTTGGCTCCAGGAATCTTACGGGCTGATTCAGCCGCCAAGAGCATACAATTATCAAGCCTTCTATCTCCTGTCCCCTCAATCACTCCAGTCAAACCATCTTTCTCTCCATTAATACTTTTAAGCAATCTGTTCAGCAATGTATCGGGCTTTATAACATCCATCTCAACAGGGTTTATTCGATTTTTCCATGATGCTTTAAAATAACTTGATGTTGAGACTTTGTATGGCAAATCCGGCAATACAGGTACAATCTCTTCTTTCTCATTGACATACATAGCTCTCACTATTATTTTATCATTATGCAAAAGACTTATATTGTACGATTCCGAAACCTTCTTTTCCACTGGCGTTTCTGATTCTGTCGTAAGTTCAAAACTTCCTATCACCGCTTCCCCATTACTATCAATCTCATTACTTATCTTCATAATCTGGAGCCTCACACCTCTTACATCATATCCCAAAGCACCAGACTGATATTTCCTAAACACAAACATATCAATATTAAACTCTATATTTATCCTAATTGATTTCAGAGCCTTTATCGAATATACATCATCACCACCTACTGTTTGATCATTAAATTCAAGAGACCCCTTTATTAAGGAATCACTGGCAGTTATATATATTGGCATTGGTGACATTTTCTTGCTGAAATAAACATTAATAAGAGTGTCATCGTCTTCCAATGTATCACCTGTAGGAATCCATTTTGCTGATTCTGAAACTTCAAGTCCGTCATAAACAAGAGGAATGGGGCTTTTCACCTCTTCGACCGAATATTCATATTGAGTTCCTTTTTTTGACTTTATCATGGACGCCACGCTATCATCCACGGCATTTATCTGTAAGATACGACCATTATCCTGCAATGTAGAAAAATTGAGAGCGCAACTAAACCGTTCATTATACAACCAACTGTTATTTCTTGTACTTATTATTATTGAGGCAGAAGCATTCAAATAATCTTCATCATATTGTTTTAACAGCAATTTTCTAGCATCCCCAGCAAAAGAAAATTTGTTGGAAAATGTACGGATAACACCGTCATAGTCATTTCTCTTGAAACTAGCCTTCACCTCGTCCCAATTTTCAAGATCATCAGTAACCCTGTACTTCAGACCATTTATAAGTAACTCACATCGATAATACATAATTATTTCATTTTACGATTCAACCCATCGATTTCGTCACATGTCTGCCTTACAAGACAGGCATAAGATCCGGCGGTCCATTCTTTCGGATTGATATACATCTTATTATACTTCCCAATAGCGACAACTTCATTTATAAATCCACGTTTTGTAGGCTTCTCCTTCAGTTCCTCATTCTTTTCCTTACTTATCTTATCCAAATCATATTGTGCACGGGAATTTAATGCGGATATTCTAGCATTCATAGCCATTACATCACCTTTTTTACACGAATAACCTATCTTCATCAGAATATCACGCACCTCATCATACATTTTCAACTTCATCATGTTCTCACATGCCTTCATGCACTCCACAGTCATTGCAAGATTCATACGCTCATTACAATTCAATATCTCAGAGAACAACTGTTTGCTCCCGACAATTTCTATATAGTCATTGATAATTTTTGCCGATGCAGCCCCTTTGTCCTCATCGTCAAATTCAATAGTATTGCTATCATTGGTATAAATCTCTATAAAAACGGACAAGGGAAGTTCATATATGTCACTTGTATACCTCATAATCAGATACTTTTTGAAAATTGCTGATAATTGTTTTCTCTTATCGCCTTGGCTAATTTTGCAAATCCTATCTGCTGTGATTTTTCCAGATGCCCTATCTTTTTCTCCAGTTCACTATAATCATTAACTATTGATACAGGAGGAAGATCGTTTTCGCTTCTATATGCCATAAGACCATCAAAATCATTTGCATGAGCCTTTATCCTGTCCATATCCACTGCATAAGGTATAACCTTCGCACCTTTAGGGATGTCAACCAAAGTAGGGACAGACGGAGTAATATACGCTCCTTTTTCAGTAACAATTGTTTCAGGAACACCACCATCACCCACTACAGCCAATCCGCCTTTATGCGAATCAGTACCCTTGGCATACTTAGGTATAGGTTGTGATGCTATCACAGCTATTTGCGCAGCCCCCATAGCCGCCGCAATACCAGCAAGTACGAAATTAGGCAACGCCTTCGCTACAGCCAAAGCCGTTGCAATAGTAGCCTGTATGATGCTATTGGCTTTATCCCATCTTGCCTGTTTTTGTTGCAATTGAGCTTTCTTCTTCTCCAATTCTTCATTTTTTCGTGCTGTTTTATCCTCAGCGGCACGTTTACGGGCCTCCGCTTCTTCCGAACTGATAGCACCTGTTTCTTCAAGACGCTCAATCCTTGCCAGTTCTTGTTCCCCCGCTTCCTCATTGGCTTCCTGCTCCTCTTCAATTTTGGATATGCGGTTCTCGTATATGTTCTGCATCATGGAATTCAAACCGTCAGAGATTTTAGCCAAACTTCCTAAAACAAGCTTAAGCCTTTCTCCATTTGACATATTAGCCCACATATCAGAAAAAGAACCACCTGCCTCTTGGGCTTTTTTGGCCAAATCTCCAAGCACATCATTAATCCCTGAGAAGAAATCTGCAAACCCGCTTTGTTCGGAAGGAAAGGAATCTGTAATGTTTTTCAAAGCATCCGCCCAATCCTCTACTTGTTTCTTCCCTTTTTCAGCTTCATTAGACGCCTCATCATTCAATAACGAACCAAAATCCGCGCGCAGCTTTTGGAGTTTCAGCCTTAATTCCTCTATCTTCTCCTGTGGGATGGTACCGGTTGCCTCCGCCACTTTCAATTCAGCCTCGGCTGCTGATATCTGAGCCAAAAGCATTTCTTTATTATATTTTATCGTGAGTTTATAAAGGGCCTCCTTATATTTCTCTTCACTCATCTCGCCTTTCAGGTGGCTTTTTTCAAGCTCGTTCTGCTGTTCAGCAAGCCCTACCACAAATGCCTCCGCCTGCCGTGAAGCAGAATTCTCCATTCTTTTGATATCTTCATATGTCTGCCTGTTCAGCTCGTCTATGCGCTTTTTCTCGTATTTGTCCCTTACTGCCTGAAGATTCTCATAATTCCCCTTCATGGCGTTTATCTCAGCCTCTTCATCCAAATCTATCATTCGCATTCTCAACTCACGTTGCTCTTCGCTTCCCTCTTTGACTGCTTCTAATGTTATCTGTAACTTTTTCTTCTCCTGACTCAGATAGAAATCGATCTCTTTATTGGCAAGTTCTTCCTGCATCTTCTCAGCAAGGTTTTTACGGGTTTCATTTTCTTTCTCACTATTTCCTTTCACCTCTGCTATACGTTGCGTATAATTCAACCGAATACTCGCAAGTTCTTTTTCTAGACCTTCATCCATTAACTCCAATCTGCTCTGCTGATACGCCTTATCGATTCTAAGTTGTTCTTTACGTTGCTTCTCCAATTTCTTTTTTTGCTTGTCTGTTAAAGTCGTAGACGTTCCAGATGCATCATCAATAGAATTTGATATTTCCCTGATATCCGCAATCTGTTTTTCCAAAGAAGTCACTTTAGTTACTTTATCCAGATATTCATTCCAAGTTCTTGTCTGTTCTTTACCGAATTCGGCATTTGTCTTTTCCAATCCCAACGCCTGTTTGAAGAATGAAGCATCTTCCATATCTTTCCATAATTGCTGGTTCTCATTATAGAATTTATTCCTTAAAGACTGTTGCTTTGATAACTCCTGTTCAAGAACGGCAATTCTTTCATTTTTGGCTTTTTCCAACGCTGTCGTTTCGTCATCCCCAGCTTTTATATATTCATCTTTCAAACGGTTTATGGCAATAATCTCAGATTTTATGGATTCCTCCGCATAAGGGGATGCTGCTCTCTTGGCTGTTTCAACTTGCTTATCTGCAAGTTGTTCCGCACTCATTAGCCATTCATTTATTTTGCGTATGCCATTTGTTGCCATGTCGATAAAATCCTTCATGGCTCCGGTATTGTCCATTATAGTCAGCATCAAAGATTCCCAGGCTGATGATAAGTTATACAATGCGCCTTGTACATTGTTCCCCATAGTATCGGCCATTTTATTCAAGTCATCTTCCACTCCTGTAATCTGGTCACGGAGAGGAACGATCTTGTCTGATGCGGTCAGAAAGGCGTTAAAAGCTGCCACACTTCGTTTATCGGTCATTTCCAGTGTGGAATTCAGATCAATCCCTTGTTCTTTTAATCTTTTCAATCCGTCAACCAATTCCGGTAATGTCTTAACTGGTCCACCAAGAGCTTGTGCTAATTTACCACTGCCATCAGCCAAATTCAGTAATATATTCCGGGTGGCTGTAGCCGACATGGAAGCATCAAATCCTGCGTCTGCCAGTTTGCCCAATAAGGCCAATGTGTCTTCTATTGTGAAGTTGAAGGCCTTGGCAACAGGTCCGACGATGGGCATTGCTGTCTGAAGGTAGGAAAAGGAAAGGGCGCTCTTGGTTGTTGCGACAGCCATTGCGGATACGTACCGTTCCGTTTCTTCCGTATCAGCCCCGAACATACGTAGAGCCGCACCAGCCAAAGCAGCAGCTTCCGGCAATTCAGCACCAGTAGCCTGGGCAAATTTCAGCACTCCCTCGGTCATATCAAGTATCTCTGTCTTGGAAAAGCCTAATTTGGATAATTCTATTTGCAGGTTGGTCGCTTCTGAGGCGGTGTATTTTGTCGTTTCTCCCAAACGCCTAGCATCTGCTGTCAAGTCTTTTATCTCTCCTTTGGTCGTACCCAATATGGCTGCGAGTTTACTGTTTGCAGCTTCAAAGTCAATTGCCGTATTAATCCCCTGTTTAAATGCTCCTATTAGCTTCTGAATTCCTGTAATAACCGCTTGGGCTCCGACAAAGCCCTTGATCATTGAACCCACATTAGAAGCGACCTGTCTGGTTCCACCAGCAATACTAGTCTTGATTATTCCTCCAAACCCTTTTGCGACAATACCAAAGTTTTTCATTGAATCATTGCCGTTCTTCAATTCCACTATTGCCAGTTTTATCTGCTCCTTGTAATCGCCGACTGTCATTTTCGCCTGCACATACGCATCGCGATTCCTTTTTATATAATTAGTGTTCTGATTTATTGCCGAATTCAATTGCTGACGTATCTTCCCTTCTTTATCTTCCGCATCTGTCAAATCCTTCACAGCCTGACGTAATTGCTTATTTACGGCTTCAGCTTCAGCAATTGAATGGACTTCTTGTTTTGAAAGCTGTATCGCCTGTTCTGTAGTCAGTTTTTGTTTTTTCTGTTCCTGATTCAGTAGTTTTTGCTGGCGTAGACGCTCTGTCTGCGCCTTCTCAAGTTTCAATTCAGCTTCAGCATTAAGTTTCTTTGCTTTTGCGTCCTCTTGCGCATTCTTTACCGCCTGTTTGGTTACTTCATTAACTTGCTTAAGTGATTCCTTGTATTTTTTTTGCAAGTCGGCAAGTTTATTCTGGGTATCATGTAGTTTTTTTACTGTCTGCTCGTATTCCTTGCTTTTTTTATCCAATTCCGACAAATTTCCAGGACTTGCATTGATTTGAATCGCCAGTTTCGAAGCAAAATCCGCATAACTATTGGATGTTCTCTTAAAATCATCATCCAATGTTTTCAAATCCTTAGAAAGTTTTTCAAGCTTTGTAAATATACTGGACGAGATTTCATCCGTGATTTTAAATTCTGCTCCTGCCATAGTCTTTTCGTAAGTTTTGGGTGATACATGACTTCATGCACCTTCTAAGAGCAAAGATAGTGATTTTATTGATATTATGAAGGTGAGGAAATAAAAAAGGGAGAAGCAAAAACTTCTCCCCATAAGAACTTACCATCCAATTTGTTTGAACGGATCTATATCTATATATTCTTGATATATTTTAGGGTCAGATCCGAATCTATAAGAAACAAGGAATCTTAATTTCGGGAAATCGTACTCATGTATCACATAAATACCGAACAAAGAAGTCATGTTTATTATTTTAGTGGAGAATTGAACTATGTCGGATGGAGTGCCTATATTATCAGCTAAAGCCAATACGCGATTACTGCTATCGACAAGACTAGCCCCTAATACCTCAACCCCTTTGCTATTTTGAATAGTTCCAGCAAAAGACATCATAAGAGCATCTGAATTCTGATTTATAAGCTTAAATCCCCCTTGAGTTATGCATCTTTTTACAGTTATATTCACAATAGTGTGCAACAAGCTGTACCGGTCATATATATCTATTCTACTTGTGCCTTCATTGGAATTTGCGATCAAATATCCATCAACAATAGACACAACGCTTTCGTTGCTTGAGGTTATGAAAACATCTCCTAAATATGCGTTTTCCGGGATAGAACCAAATTTTATCTTTGTCTTATATCCAAATGTCCAATTTGTTTCAGATGACATTTGAGCTGTACCATCCATAAGCATGATTTGTCTCGCTTCAATCTTCACTGTAACGTTAATTGACGCACTTACATTTGCAAGTTTGCTCTTCGCTACAACCTTTGCCTCTCCGTTTCCAACAACTTTCAGCACTCCATTTGATACGGTGACTACATTCGTATTGCTAGAGGTCCATTCAAGATCTTTTTCTGTACATTCTACAGGAGAGAATACAGGAGTCATGATAAAGTCAGAATTACTATCAAGTACAATGCTTTCTCCTTCTTTAAATGTGATTTTTGAAGGAAGAATCCGGATTGACTTTTGCTTTACTGTATATTCAAAATACTTACCTTCTCCACTGAATACAATCTTTCCTACTCTTTCTGATCCAGTTTCATTCTTGGATAACATAAACTGGTATGATCTGTCAGACAAAGCTCGTCCTTTTGATGCGATAGTTATCCATTCAGGGGTATCTATGGAAGGATTATCTATATTCGTCTTTATATCTACTGTTATATTCTGCTTTTCACCGTCAAACTCGCCACATTCGTTTTCGGATATTATCCCTTTATTTTCTTTCTGGGTGATCTTTACTTTTGATATGGAAGAACCATCTTGACTTACAGCTGTTATAACTGTATACCTGTCAGAATAGGTTGTATTTTCCTTTATGGTCAAACGTATATATGTCAGTTCGGAAGGGGAATCACTAGGTGGTGCTATATTAATCCAGTCTACACCATCAGAAAGAATTTCATAGTGACAATTAGCGGTAATATCTATGACATATCCATTAGATTCTGGACCTACTTCCAACTCGGATTTATCAAATTCCACATACTGATTATCTTCGTCTGATGAGCAGGAAAACAACAATGGAAGGATTAGTGATAAAATAGTAAATACTTTTTTCATATAGTTATAATAATTTGGTTATTTTCAGCAAAGTAATATACTTTTAAAATCAAATCAAAACATTACGACATATTTGTTTACAATTTAGAATACTGTCTAAATAAATTATAAACATAGCATTTCAATCTTCATGTTTAAATTTCACCTTCTCACTTCTTTTCCCAGTGCATACAATCAGTTTGAGATGCTTGCCGTATATCCGTTCAAGTCTATTATTTTGTTCTTCCATTTTTTGAAGTATAATTTCAAGTTTATCTATTGTTTTCATAGTCTTTTTATTCGTGTTGCGAATCGCAACTGTTATGGATGTAAAGAGTCTGCCCACCTCGTAAAATAAGGTGGGAAAGACTTGATTAATATGTAAGATTTAAATTCGGCTATTTTCATCAATTTTCCGTCAGAACGTTTGCCACCAAACAGGTAATTGATGTATGCAAGCCCTTTCTGTGTGCATAGCACAACCATCACGACAAAGCCCGGATGATTATCTCTTGGGATAGGCTTTTCTTTCATCTCAAAGTAGCCTGCATCAATATATTTCTGTTTTGGCTCATTCCTGTTAGCAAAGAATACTCCTGCTTCACGAAGCTTCTTGAACAAGGTATTTCGTCCGAATGGTAAGCCGAGTATCTTTGCCGCCTGTCCTATATCGCACTTGCCTTCCATTGCAAAGGCTTTGTCGGCGAAGTCGGCTTTCGGCTGGAGCTTGGAATTTTGCTGTTCAAGACACTTAATCTTTTCCTCCGCAATCTCTATACGTTTCTGTAGAATCTGCTGGGAGCGCATCAAGATGTAATCATCATCCTTTAGTAGGGCTTCCCGTCTGTTGAACTCATTGATGAATCTTTCCTTAAACTCTCCGGCTTTTGCCCCAGTGTAGCCCATGACAAGGAAACTAAAACCGTCCTTTGTCATTTCATAAGCGGTCTGTTCTCGATTTCTACTATCGATGTAGGTAATAACGCCAAAATTGGCGGCATTAAAACTCGCTGAGCATGAAAGACTTTCAATGTCTCTGACTACTTTACTATGTTCTTTCCCGAACACTTCCGCAACAAGTAACGAAGTAGTCACATCGTTGCCGTTGCTGTTTTGAAATACTAATTCTGCCATAATCTGTGAACATTTAAGAAAATTAAAAGTTAATAAATAAAGAAAGCAGAGAATTTCTCCAACTTGCGACAGTTCCATATCGGCTTTGGGGCGAATATGTACGGAGAAACCTCTGCTTATATTTTAAGCAATTACTTCAATATTGGGCATAAAAAATCCCCAATCCGAATATGATAATAAAACTGTCGCACTGCAAAGTTACAACATTTTTTCAAACAAACAAATAATGAAAATATATTTTTCATTGTTATTTTCACACGCATAATATCCATCTTTCTAATGACTTTCAACACGCCACAATATGCCTTACCTGTAATTTCTGCAATTTGCAGTGAACTTATTGTTCTTTTTTCGCCATTTTCCCCATCAATAGGTATTAACTTATTAAAATTTTCCATATCTTTGCGATATAAGATTAATATTGTTCCCCGTTGGCGGCTCAGTCACTTCCGCCTCCGGGGATTTATTTTGACTGATTGTAGCAGGTGAGGGATCGAACCTCATTGTGCCATTATTCACTCCTGCTTTCCTCCCTTATACTATCCACGCTTGGAATTGTATAAAAAGAAAGTTCCGTAATAGGTGCAAGCTACTACGGAACAGTCATATATAAACTCCAATAGGAGAATATTTAATCAACATCAAGTAACGCCTTGCACTTGTTACAGATACAAAGGTAAATGATGTTTTTATCTTATACAATGGTATGAATATTAAACAAAAGACAATATCAATTAATAGTAATACTAAGTAACGCATAGTAATATATAGTAACGCAATTATTAAATATTACATTCACAATTTAGACAAAATCTAAATTACAACATAAATGATAGTTTTGTTTTTCAATTAAAAAATAAATATCTTTTCGCACAAGACATTTGAGGAAAAATCAATATTTACATTGGGAGAACATTGGGATATTTCCGGTAATACAATTTAGTCAATGTAGATTTAAGGCTGTTATAGTCTTTGATAAAGCCTAAATCTATCCATTGAGCTATCTGTAATTCTAACTCATATAATTCGCGGATTTTATCTTCATCGCCAATCTTATTACGCATTTCTGATTCATGTTTGCCATAAACTATGATGTTTAGAGACTTGGCTAAGTCCTTAATCTTTTTCTGGAATATATCCCCAGGGAGTATTGAACAAACGGCACGACACATAGCAGGATAAGCATCTCCAGCTAAATTACGGTATTGAATCATCTCATCATATACGAAGCGTATTACCTTTACTTCAAAGCGAGGATTAATCCACATGGCAAATTTGGTAAATAAGAAAGGATGCATCCATACTTCTTCTTTAGGTCTGCCAGCTTTACCCTTCTCTTTAACCTTACTCTTCTTAACTACCTGATTATCAATTTTAGGGGAATTTTCCCCTAAACCATTTTCACGTTCTTCAGCTATGAGCGCTTCTATAAAATCTCCAGTTCTTTTAGCCAAAAGAAACTCATCCATTTTTCTTTGTTCATTTCCTTTTACTGAATTCCATTGACGTAACAAGTCCCCACCGTCAAAATAGCCATCTTTTGTTCTCTGACTAACTGTAAATTCACCCATTGGGCGAATCATGATTTGATTCGTTTTCATGTCTTTTCGTTCACAAGATGTTCCGTACATCTTAATACGGGATATAAAAAATGCGGCAACCGATATAGAGGAGTCGGCCACCGCATCATATCCATTACTCTTAATGAATATATAATATCTTTCTATGCGAAACCTCTATCTATCGCTGTTGCTAAATTAATAAATAATACGGGAAACGCCAAAATAATAGAATGATAAAAATCACCATTTTACGGAAATATGAATTCTACAAACTCACCCGACCAGTTTTCACCTTCACGACAGAACTTATACACATCTCCAACCTTGTATAATATATAAACACATTCATCCATAACAGCAGCCTTCTCTGCGATTGAACGCATATGTTCCATCTCCCTCATTGATTTATTTCCTTGACACAAGCAGTTTTTCATAATTCGCACCTCCTTATAAATTTATCAATAGAGGGCATAAGCCTGTACGTAACATAATGCCTCCTTGCTTTGGAGCTTACCTTGAAAATTTTATAGCCATATTTCTTCTCAATATCAGAACCAAAAGAAACGCCATAGCTGGCAATCCTTATACCATTTGATATTGGTATTGCCGTGATGGAACTATAAAAATCTCCACGTATGATAAGGTTTGGAGTATTATTTCCTCTTGCAGAAAAACCCAAATATGAAGGCTTTGGTTTCTGTATCTTTGTCTTCCAATTCTTATAGCGTTCGGCATTTTTCCTCCAATGCTCTCCATAAGCTTTTTTAAAGTATGGGTCCTCTGTATATCCGGGAATTAAAGGACTTTCATCGCCATCAACACCACTATATAGCTGTTCTCGTATATATTCCTCAAACTGAGGAACATCCCTTTCCATCTTATCCCTTATCATTGGCTGAATGCCATCAGCCAATTTCTTCCAACATCTCGCGTATTCCTCCAATGTCATAGCAAAACGGGGGATCAATCTCCCCCGCCTCCTAAATTACTGTTATTGATAATTCTATTATATACGGAAACCAGCCTTGATTTCCGCCTTTCTCTAGAAATGTCCTTCCAGAATACATCTATATTCTGAGCGACAAACTCATCCAATGAAAGTTTGACCACCTCGGACTCTATAAATGTGACTCCATTAATTCTCATTGTACCCATTGTTCAATTCCAATGACCCCATTAGCCTGTAAAATAGAAGGAGATTTAAGCACCGGTACACCTCCTGTCGCTGTAAGCACACCGTTACTGTATTCCAGTGCTGACGCACCAGAAACGACTGTTGAAGCCTTATTAGACAATACAGTGCCATAATATGCAGTAAGGTCTGTGCGGTCATAGTGATCCACGAGTTTATATGTATTCTCAGAAGATGCCATTTTGACAAATTCAACGTAATTCAATCCCTTGAGAACATTTTCCAAATTGACACCCGCTTGCTTTACAGACATGTTTTTCATCATCTTCTCCGCATCGGAATACATTGCATTAAACGCAAGATAAGCCTTTTGTCCGCTTGAGTCATAAGTCTGCCCTGTAGGGTAAACCCCTGACAAATCGAATCCTGCAAGCTCGTCTGTTCCGTCATCCTCTCCGTAGATAACATTATTCTTGTCAAAAACATACATATCAAACAATGTATCCTTGTTGGCTACAAGATTAGCTTGTAAAGCTAGATTAAACTTACGCAACGTGAATGTATCCGTCCTTGCCGAATAGCCCGTTATTTCCGACCCGGCATAACCATTTTCTGTTGTATTGGGTTCACCGCCGCTTACCGCGTATTCCGAAAATCCTGTAATAGGATAAATTCTGTCCGGATAATCAGCATGACAGGCTTCCTCCAAAGCATCAGCAGTCAATTCCTTGGGCAGTTTTTTGCCATGAATGACCAATATAACACCTGCGACCTTGTCCGGTTGCAGGGGGCAGTAACTCATTCCAGTATTAAATCCGGACGTGCTGCCGCACTCTCTAATATCTGTTCGCATAACAATTCTGATTTTTAACTGTTAAATCCAAATTCTTTATTTCAATAGCATCTATCTTTTCGCCAACTTCCTTACCGTCAACATCAACAGCACCACGTCTTCCAAAACTATAATTTTCTGAATATGTATGGCTTACAATACCGGAGTAACCGAAATCAAATTTATCACTTTTTTTTAACTCTTCTATGAATCCGTAATACAAAGGTCGAAGAATACCTTCAAAAGATATCTCACGACGTTGTTCATTTGTATACTTTTCCAGTGTATTGGTAGCGATTATTATGTTTACAGATGCCTTACAAAAATAATTCTCACTATCCCTTTCCTCGTCTAAGGGAACATACAGCCCTATCATTGGGAATTTTCCCGATGCTGTCACCCTGCTTTTCCCAAGAAGAAGAAGTGTTTCCCTTATATAAGAACTGTCACCATATATGTAATTTATCTGTTTATCCATTCTTTTTGACAAGGAAGCACATACATCTGATATTATATCAATTATCATAACCCAAAGGAATTAATTGTTTCCATCAATTCGAAATCGGTGGCGATATCCGGATAGTCCGCATTATTGGCTTGAAGCCATCTCACAAGTCTGATATTCATTCTTACCATGTCGTTCCATGCAAACATCATTTTCCTTTCGGGACTTACAAGACGACCATCATCTCCATCAGCCTTCACTCCTGTAATAGTCGCCTGAGTGTGATTATGTCTCAAGTAATGGAAGTATATATAGTTGGCGATGGGGGATTTGGAAATCTCCCTATCGCCATCACTATATTTCATGACAAGATGCGCTATAAGATCATCCCATCTTTTTTCCTTAGTTTTTCCATCGTTGGAAATATAGGATGAGAATTCCTTATACAACTTTTCCCCTAGGAGCTTCTCTAAATATTCCGGCTCATATTGCATTACAAAGCCTTGAAGGCTGTCAACAATTGCCTTATTAGTCTCAGAAGGAGTATGTATATTCAATACTGCACCTTCGATATCAAGAATACCACCTTGGAAAAAAGTATAATCCACCAACATTACACAATATCTTTGAGGTTCTTCTTTTTATTGAACAAATCTTCAGCACCGATTTTCTTAGCGTCTTCCATCAATTCCGAAGGAACAGTGGCAACACGTCCATCTTGGAAGAACTTACCTGCAAGTAACATATTAACACTTACTTTATCACCTTTTTTATAAACGGCCCCGTCCTTTGCGAACTCAACCTCATAAGTTTTAGTCAAATTTACTTTCATAATGTTTAATAAATTTATCCGCCAATACCGGCAGGGGTTATAGCTTCAATAACGGTCGCAATCTTATCCTTGACAAATGCAGTTTTATATTGCTTTTTAATATACACCATAAGACGTTTTTCACCAAGGATAGTCACCATATTTTTAGTGAAATCATCATTTTCCCATCCAAGTGTAATGGTAAGAACCCATACATCACGGATGTTAAGATAGTTAAAATCGCCAACCCAAATATCACCTTGTTTGATTGCAGTGCTGGTTTCCACTTTCAAACCTTGAATCAGTTCATCACCAATACGGAAAGGACGGAGATATTGTCCATTAACATCCTTAGTCAACTGCATCTGTGCATAGTCAAGAGGATGCATAAGCACAAGGTTTGGACGATAAGCCATATTGGACATTGATACAATCTGTGTATACATACCAACAATAACATCATAAGTGTTGGGTTTCTCTACTTTCAGAGCTGTCAAAGAGAATGTAGGTATATCACTCCCAATCCCTTTAATCTGACCGCCGGAACCAGTACCAGACAGAATACCTTCTTCTTCTTTCAAACCAATACGATTGATAATCTCAGCCCTAACCTCCGCAACCAACTGAGGCAAATCAGATAATGTTTCTTCGGTTACTTTTGTGCCAAGAGCCACTTTGCCAGCATTGATAGTAACTTCTGCCAATGTACCGCTCATCATAGGCTTAAGACCGCCTTCTGGAACCCATTCGGCTTCTTCTTCACCCGGATTGAACTCCGCATAAGTCAATGATCGTGTAGATATTGCTGCCACATTGGCAAATTTACGGATTACAGTCTGGGAACGTGGATCAACAGATAACTGACTATCAATTGTCATGTTATAATGTGGTGCCACACCCGTACTCTTCAAGGGATCAACCTCCTTCTTGTTTATAATAAGCGTAAGGCTTTTCTTAAAACCGGGGGACTGCTTACAAGCCGTTTTCAAGTCCACAGTTTTCTCTCCGTGCTTGCCTACTGTGATGAAATCCTTCAATTGCTCTTCAATCTGCTGGTCTACAGACTTGAACACCATTTGCCCGTCTTCATTCTTATGCATTGCACCTTTCATGCGAACGATTATCTCTTTCATCTCACCAAGTTCCTTACGCACTGTATCCAATTCCTTTTCGGAATCTATCTTTTGAGAAACCTCATTTAATTTATCCTCAAAAGTTTTTTTGTCGATAGTATCGTCCATGAAATCGCCTACAGTAGCGTTTATTGCGTCCTGCAACGCCTGTAATGACTTCACGGAAACCTCATCCATTACCGACAAATCAATTTTGCTTAAAAAGTCAAATTTCATGCTTCTTTAAGTTTTAAAGGTTTTGTAAATAGTTTTATTTTTTCATCGGCTCCCTCTTCATCAAGTGGCTTGTCTGCCGGCTTGTATCGAGCGAGTGACATCGCTTTTCTTACTAACATTTGGATTTCCTCCCTCTTTCTTATCGGAAGTCCTTTACATACATCACTTATTTCAACCGGAAGTGACTCCAACGCACTTTCATATTCTTCTGCCGATTTCAGACCAAGATATTCAGTTTCTCCGTTACATCCTATGGACACTACGGATATCTCATACAGAATGACTTCCTTTACAACCAAGCAATCACGTTCCCTGTCATATTCACATTTTTCCCATACATAACTATAACCTATAGAGAACTGGTTCAAAGTGCCACTTTCAAGCTGCTTCAACGCTTGATTTCCTCTTTCCACATCATCAATAGACGCTTCAAAGTAAAGCCCTTTCTCATCTTCTTGCAGAAGCGTAATGCGTCCTATAGGCTCATGCATGTCATGCATCCACAACATGATAATCTTATCATTAGCAGAACTTCCCGGGCCTCTCTCCTGTATGCTTTTTGAAAAACAACCTTTCAGGAGCATGTCACCGGACTTATCAATGTTATTGAAAACCGCAGCATAGCCACTGATAGTTCTGCTGCCAGAATCATATTGTATCTCCTTTGCATAAAAAGCTAAGGATTTATACTGCTTCCCCAGCCTGTTTTTGTATTTGCTTGTCTCCATCATTATTTATTTCACTTTTAAATTCTCCCTTAGGATTATCAGGATCAATATCTGTAAAATTGGACATTTCGGTTCTTGCCTCTTCAAAAGTAATCAGCCGATTGTTATACAATGAAGCTACAGCATTAGAGGCTGTAGACAAGGCATCCGCCAATTCTTTCATATCCTTTTGAAGGCAAGGGACATGAGTGAAGTCCATTTTGATTATTGCCCTGTCCTTACATATAGCATTAGTCAGAGCCTCTGTTATAGATTCACTGTCAGGTATAATAAGGTCCTGATATGCCGCTTTCTTTGCTTGAGAAGAGTTATCATAAGTACTTCCTTGTATAATCAGATTGGGGTCAAAGCCTATCGTCTGAGCTATCGCTTCCAAACACGCCTTATCCTCCTCATGAAGCTTCAATTGGTCTGTATTTGACCCTAATGTAATCCACCCTAGTTTCTTAGGAGTCACCATGATTTCATACAACTTATGCACTATACCATATTTCCTTTTGAAATCATCCTGCAATTTCTTGGATTCAGACGGAGTAATAGCTGCATTCCCTACGTCAGTCGTATCATTTCCGTATAGTATCCCTTTAGGTCCTCCATTAACAATAAGGTTTCCTCTCCCTATCAGTTGAGCCATATAGTTTCGAGTATGAGTAGATAATGCGTCCACAGGGGAGTGGAAGGTAATTCTCCCTCCATTATTACTTGGAATATCCATTATCGAATCGTATATGACAAAATACTCCTCATCACCAAGTTCTATATTCTCATTTCCCCAACGTATATATACCCTTTTAGAAATTGAAGAAAGTTCTGTTTGAGTAAATGGGCTCTTACCAAGAGACTCCATGTAGAATAATTCGGGAGGTATTACCATCATGGATTTAGGAAGGTCGGATTTTAAAGCTCTTAATGTATAAATAGGGCAAAAACCGAAACACTTCAAAGATATCTCAACCTGCTTTATGAAAGAACGCCCACTCTGTATCACATTCGGACGATTCAGAAGAGTCACAATGTCTTTGAAACTCCTCTTCTCGTTTCCGTTAATATCCGTCACATAATACCGCCCATTCTGCATCATTCTTCCGCAATGATCTAGAACCATTGCAAACGGCCAACATTCATGTAAGGCTCTTGATTTCCCTTCAACGGTCGACATGTCAAAATCTATATTCCCTCTATTGCCATAAAACAGATTTTCCACCCATTTAGGAACATAAATAAAATTACCACCATCATCTTTACCATGATAAGTAGCATCACTATACATATCCTTATTCGACTTCTTTAAAGAAGGTATCTTAAACCATTGTTTCATTGTTCAACAATAAAGGCAACCGCCGTTATAATACAGCAATTGCCTCCACAGTGATCACGTTCTAAAAGTGGGTATGGTGTAACTTCACACCATGAAGGCTATTGCCTGCTACAAAGGAACAAATTAATTTATTCATTAACAAACAATTTAAATATTATTTTTGTTTAATCTAAATTAAAATAACAGATTATACAACATATATTTTATTAACCTTTTCCCCATGTGGATACAACCTGTTTGATATCTTCGCTATTGTCTTCTTGGGAAAATGGGATAGAGAGTAGGGCGTGGATTGAACGGCTGCTGTGCTTTTTGCTGGCGGTCGTTCTTTTTTTGTATTCTTATTTGCGAAAGAAAGAAGCAATATTTATCTTTGTGGAAGCGTGTGAAGATGCACGCCACATTAATTATGACGAAAGGACATACTACATATTTGATAAAGCCAAGAGCTTGTTGCGGATTAGTTTCCGTAGCAGGCTCTTTTTTGTTTTGTATAACAAAATAAAGGTTAGCTTGAAAATCGGGTAATCCAAAACGTGTAATTAAAGGATTAAAAAAGGATTGAACTATAATTTTTGTATAATGAGAAAGGAGACAAAAGAAAACATTCAGTATTCAACTGCCGTGGGGATGCTTGTACTGGGAGCGTCCTTGGCTGTGGCCGGCTTTGTGTGCTCGGAACCTATGGGTCAGATACACGACAGTGTATTGTGGTTGTTTGCTCAATGTCTGTTGTATGCCGGTAGTGTTTTTGGCATCAGCATCTATATTAACAGTCGCTTTAATAATTTAATAGAGAAATTAAAAGAAAAGGAGGGAAAGAAATGAAGAGTTTACCAAGAGGTCTTAGAAATGCAAATCCGGGTAATATCCGAATAACAAAGGATAAATGGCAGGGATTGAGAGAAAAACAGACAGACAAGGAGTTTTTTCAGTTTGTAGAAATGAAATGGGGTTATCGTGCTTTAATCCGTACATTGCAGAATTACAGAAGGAGACACAACTGTGTTTGTATTGCAGACTTTATTACAAGATGGGCCCCACAGACAGAGAACAATACAGGGGCTTACATCAGACGGGTATGTCAGGATATGCAGGTACCTTCAGTATATGTTCCGGACATTGAGGATAAAGATACGATGTGCTCTTTGGCTGCTGCTATATCTTATGTTGAGAATGGTGTTCCTGCCGTAATGGAGGATATCTATAAGGGATGGGACCTGCTATGAAACTAAGGATCTATATATGGATTGCGGTAGCGATAGCATTGCTATTGCTGTTTGGATCATGCCGGAGCATAAGGTATGTCCCGGTGGAAACAATAAGGACTGACAGTCTTTATCTTACCGTGCATGAACGTGATTCCATTCACATTAAGGATTCTATCTATGTAAAAGAGAAAGGCGATTCAGTATTAGTTGACAAGTGGCATATAGTCTACCGTGACAGGACAATTCGCGATACAACCTATATAGAGAAGGAGAAAGAGGTAGAAATTCCCTATCCTGTGGAGAAGGAATTAACATGGTGGCAGAAGACAAAATTAGAACTAGGAGAGTTATCTATAGGTGTTATATTAGTATTGCTAATCGTAGTCATTTGGCTGATAAAGAAGAAGGGAGGTGCAAGATGAGATAGCAACATCAAGTATTATTCGCCACAGGTAGAAGTGTGGCATATAATAGAAAAACTCATTTAATAAAAGTAATTCTTTCAGGGGCTTAGAATCAAAAAAAAGCCCCCAACGTTCAAATAATTATTGCCACATAAAAATTTGAAAAAGCATAAGACACCGTACGTTGGAGGCTTAATATCTTCAACACGGTATCTTATGCTTTGTTTATGTATATATCAAGTTTTTTATGTGGCATGGCAAAGATAAGAATAAAAACTAGAAAAAACATGTGCAAGTCAGAAATCTTTGCCAAAATAATTAATATTGTTTCAAAAGAAACAGAAGTGTCTGTTGACCAAATATTATCGTCTGATAAGAAGATGGAGACAGTGGATGCCCGGTATCTTCTTGTATCTCTTCTTTTCGAAAGTGGTATGTACCCTTCACAGATAGCCGTTCATATCCACAAAACCAAACGTGCAGTTAACTACATGATATCTAATTTCCATGAGAGGATAGAGAATGGGAAAATGATGAGAATATATTGGGATAATATAAAGAATTTGTTGGGAAACAACTGATTCCTCATGAGATATGATATATATACTTTTGTGAACGGTCGATTTTGACCGGGATACAAAATACAAATACTTATGGAACGAACTTATGTTTTTAACCAAGACGGTGGAACCGGAGCAAACAATGGTCTGCTTGCGTCCATTCTTCCGTCCTTGCAGAGCCGTGGAATTGACACAGGCTATCTGATGGGGCTGATGGGAGGAAATGGAAACGGCGGCTTTTTCGGAAACAATGGAGGTTTTCAGGACATCATTGCATTGATTGTGATTGCAGCCATCTTCGGTAACGGAAACTTTGGATTCGGTGGCAACAACAATAAGGGTGCCGATGAAGGAAGAGAAATGATCATGCAGACACTTAACCGGAACGGTGTGGACATTGCATCATTAGCCCAAGCTGTTAACACCTCTTCAGACCAAATCCTTGCCGGTATTAACTCTGTATCACAGGCAATCTGCGGTCTCGGTAACCAAATGGGTCAGAACACCAACAGTATCCTGACTGCGATTATGCAAGGTAACAACGCTCTGACATCTCAGATCTGTAGCTGTTGCTGCGATATGAAACAGCTTGTAACCACACAAGGATACGAGAGTCAGCTTGCAATGTGCAACCAAACTAACGCATTAATCAACACTGCTAACCAAAACACATTGTCATTGCGTGACGGTGCTACTGCCAACACGAATGCTATCCTTGCCAAACTTGATGCAATTCAAAATCAGGCATTGCAGGACAAGATCGCATCTCTTACTGCGGAAAAGGCTACTTTAACAGCCGAAATATCCCAGCGTAATCAGAACGCCACTATCCTGAGTGCAGTAGGACAACAGATTGCTCCTTTGGCAGCCGGATTGCAGGCATTACAAAGCGATGTTGATGGAATCAAATGCAAGCTCCCCAATACTGTGAGTGTTCAATACCCCAATTTAACCGCTATTAATACAGATTGTTTCCGTGCAGCCGCCTACGGTGCATATATGGGTGACGCTGTATACGGACGTAGTGGATGTGGTTGCAACAACTACTGGGGTTAATCCGGTAAGAAAGGAGGTAGATATGTGGCCTAACTTTTTTACAGGATTCCCATTCCCATCAATCGGAAGAGCAAACTTCAATACTCTTCCTACGGTGGCTGTGACAGTCGGTACGGAGAATGTTACTCTTGAACTCCCTAACCATGCGTTCCGTAACAGGGATTATGTTGGGGGATTCTATATCAGTCTCCGACAAGCTATACCTGCCGGTACGACTGCTACACTTCCGATATTGATAGGAACTAATGGGGACACAAGACCGTTGATGGCTTATAACAATGAGCCTGTGACTGTTGCAAACTTGGCTGGAACCGGCATCTATGAGATTCATTATAACAAGTACACCAACGAATTGTATCTTGTTAATGGAGGGTACAGACCGACAACGGCTCCGGCTCCTACAGTAGAAACCGCTTCTTTACGGAGCAAGTAATAATTAACATGGAGTTTTGTGGTGGTTCCCAAAATGGGAATAACCACACTCCTTAAAATTAAACAATCATGTTTCAATCACTTCGTACCAATAACCAATTGTATATACTTCATAAGGATGCTAACCCGTTTATCGAATACGGTCCGGTGGTCAGCGTTTCCGCTCCCAAGCCGAAA